TCTTATACACGCCCATAATAAGATTTTTAAACACATATGCTATCTCATCAATGGTTAAGAAGTAATATTTCTTAAAGATAGCCTCCCTGTACATAGGAATTTGTGCCAAACCGAACTTGTTATTTACCGTTATTGAATCAGCAAGCAAAGACAGGAGTTTACCGAAAATATAATCAAATGATTGCTTGTCCGTTTTTCGGATTAAAGAAACTGCCGTGCCTTGTATTGCTTTTTCGCAACTTAATCCAAATTGATATTCTGCTAATTTTTCCGGATTACTAACGATTTCCAAAAAACTGCCTGTCAAATTCGTCTGATATGCTAGTTGCTTGTTTTCCTCCTGTGCCATTTCCTTTAAAATTATCTGGTTTATAAATTCCTTTCCAACCTTTCGATATTGCATTTTCAATTAAATCAATTGCCATTTGTTCGTTTCCATCCGATATTTTTGACAAGTCTTTCAAAGCCCCCTGTTCACTCATTGAAGATTTGTATGTGAAATTGTGTTGCTGTTTTTTAAATAAAATCCAGTTGTTCCACATTTTTTTAAAATTTTCAGACACAAAAGGGAAAACGATTTCAATACTTTCTTTATGTATTTTTTTTACTTTATTTTCATTTACTATACTTTCCTTTATAGTATTACGTTTTAAGTTATTAGTATTACTTTCGTTTTGCGTTTGTAATACGTTCGTATTATTTTTAACCCTTTCCCATCTCTTAAGTACTGATTCTCTTGCCTTTTCGCTTTTAGCATTTCTTGACTCTAATCGTTCATGTATTGAACTGCTGCCGAAAATATCTCCTTCAATAACAAATAAATCAAAGTCGTTTATGATACTTTTAACCATTTCAATGTTGCATCGTAAATCGAATGAAATCGTTTCGTAATCTAATCGTAATACGTTCGTATTATTATAAAGGTCTTCAATCAGAGCCCAAAATATCCCATAACCCTCATATCCGAATTTGGATAAAAGCCGTTTTATTTTAATGTCATTCCTGGCATTATAGTCGTGAGAAAAATAAAATGTATCCTTTGCCATATTATAAACCGATTGATGCTTTCGCGTATAACTCATCGTCAGGTCTTTCCTGTCTTTTAATTACTGCCAATGGCATATTATAACCACCTTGCTTTAAATATTCAACATGGTCATGGCAATGGTCACACAAAGTAATCAAGTCAATATCTTTAGCTTCCCAAGGTTCTCCAGAGTAGTTAATATGGTGAACTTCAAGTATAGTAGTATCTTCTTCCCAAGATTGATAATCAATGTCTGATTGGTCTTCTAAAAAATGTAATCCAAACTTATGCATTACACCGCATCGTTGACAAACGTATTTATCACGAATAAGTATATCTTCACGCTTTTTAGACCACCGAGGATCTTTAATCTTTAGATAATATTTCTCTTTGTTTACCTCTGACATGATTAAAATAAATTTAACTGTTTACTTTTAATTTCGCCCTTTCCATTCCAGAAAAGCTTTTCTTTAACCTGTTTTTTATTATTGGTTGCAGATAGTGAGCTCCTGTGATTATACTGGCATACAACTTCAAATGGAGCATCGTATTCACTCATGTATGCAGGGTAATCAAGGCCAATAAACCATTCATAAAATAAATCATGGTTAAAACCGCCTTCTTTATACTCTCCAGTTCCTTTGTAAGGAATGTCGCAATAAACCAATGGATTATCACCCATAATAACAACCTGTTCGTAACTCTTATTGCTAATTTTCAGGTTCTGAAGGTTCTGAAGGTTCTGAAGGTTCTGTAATCTCGTTAAGTGCTCAACAAGTTCTAAGTTTTGTATTCTGTTGTCTGTTAATTTTGATCCGTTTTTTTTAATGTAATCACAAAAAACAGTTCTTCTTTTCTGAACACTTTTTATATTTGAAAGCAATGGGATGTTAATACCTATCTTATACATTGCAGATAAGTCGTTATTAACTATAAACTCGTGTGCCAGTCTTTTTATTTCTTCTATTTCAGATCCATAAAGGTATGATGATTGTTTATTACCGAAACTCCAGCAACTCATAACAAATCCACTATACCAATCTGCCTGCTCGTTTGATTTACTGCATTGATTAAAAAATTCTTCCCTTGTTACCCATTCATAAAACCTTGGTTCGAGATCTCTATTATTTTTTAAATATTCAACCAGGCTGTATATATGCCTATTTAATTCATTGTAATGAACACTGAATTTAAAATCTCTTATTGCAGAGAACGATATTGAACCACCTCCACCAAACAAATCATAAAAATCAGAAATGTTTTGATGCCGTTCCGTAATAAAATTTAATATATCTACAGCAAGTTTTCTTTTGCTTCCCATATATGGGATTCCGAGTGCCTTTAACGCCATTATTCAAACATTATTTTAAAACCTAACTCTTTAGCTAAATTAAATTCAATGACTGCTCCTCTGCTCAAATCCCACCCTTTTAGCATATAAATGGTTTCACATTGCATTAGGGCGACTATATCCTCTTTCATATAGGATAGCCATGTCTTATCGTGATCGTGCTTTAAAACCATTGGATTAACAACGCTATGTCCTTTTTCTTTTAAGAATTCCTCTGCCTTTGAAAAATGCTTTGATGCTTCTTCAATAGGTCTGTTTGTAATTGAACCAGATATGTAAACGATCATGTTATAAAATGCATAAAGCCCTGTCCGATTGTAGCTGGAAGACTACGCACAAACAAGGCTTTTTTGATTAATGTTTTATTACTGCTTCCAGACAGTACACCTAACCCGATTAGGTGTTGCAATTATACTACTTAATTTTTGTATTCAAAACATATTTACCGTAAATCTTTCCGGTAATTTTGTTTTTCATCATTATTGTTTTGATATCCATTCCTTCTGCCCTCAGCTGCCTTACATATTCTGATAGCCGGTATATATTTAGGGCGTTGAAAGCTGTTGAAGGGTCTATCTTCTTGTATTTTTTAAGGTAATTTTTTAGAATTTGCTTGTTTGTATGTACCATATTAACAATGTTTAAAGTAAATAGCGGTGCATAGTATTATAATCAAAACTAAAATACACATCCATTCAGAATCTATTTTCTCGTTTCTACTGCCCATAATTTTATCTTTTTAAATTTATTTTTGTAGTACTCAGTTTTGTCAAATTCAAATAAAGATGATTGTACTGCACCTTTATACGGCTTCCAGAAACGCAAAAGTTTATCCTTGTGTATAAATTTTACTTCTTTTGTATCTAAGTCTATAACCTGAATTAAATATTCATAATCTGGCTCAGAGCTTAGTACCTGGACGCACTCTTTTTTTCTTGAAATGGATTTGGTCCGGTAAAATTTATCTCCCTTTTCCATGTTCTTTGACCACGTGCGCGTTAACCATTTTTGTATAGGCTTCAGCATCGGTATTTTTTACCCAATCAAAGTATGATTGTTGCTCTTTCTGTAGCGATTTTAAAGCCACCTTTCTTTTAGTCAATACAAATGACTTGTAATAAATATTGATGGGATTGTGAGCGCTTTTATGCCCGTATTCCGGCATGCCTTTCCCGGTTGTTACTTTGTAATATCCGTCTCCGTATTCATTATCAATAAAAAAGATGTTTCCATCCTGTTCAACTTTTAAACCTTGTCGGCGCTTGCCCTCCAGTCTTTTACTCCACCATAGCGCAGCATCGATTGTGTGTGGTCCAATTTCATAGGTTACCGGTGTTATTTCGGCCGGTAAACCGTTCCAGAATCCCTTCATTTTTTATTTTTTAGAATTTGAACGTGATTTTATTTGTGCATTTCTGGCATCTATTTCTTTTAATAAACGCCTTTTTTGAGATGTATACAAGCACTCATAGCCACCATGAGTCCATTCCCATTCACTCATTTCTTTGCGAGCCTTATCAAAGTCTGCCTCTAGTACTTCAAGTGTACTTGTTACGTTAAATGAGTATTTCACTTAGTAAACTTTTCGTTTTCGATACGTTCTTTTTCATCTTGATTTGCTTTTGTTTCAGCTATTTTGTGACCTATTAAAAGGAAAACAGTTGCTACAATTGTATGGGTTATTAGCCAGCCTAATGTTGTCATAATTTTAAGAGTTAAAGAGAGGGCTGTACAATTTTCAATCAGCTATGGTTTAGTTTGTACACCTCAGACCTTCTGTGTGTGGCTGCCCTCTCATTTGTTTTAAATTTTTTCCGCTTCCGATTTGGCCCAAGATTTCATTTTATCGACCTTATCAATGATGTCTTTTACTTTAAAAACAGACTCTTCAGTCATGCCTTTAGTGTCAATTTCTGGAAGGATTATTTTATCAATCCAATTAATGATCCGGACCTTGTCCCCAGCTTTCAATAAGTCTTTTTCGGCCTTTAATTTAGCTTTTTCGGCAGCAACTTTATCTGCAGCATCTTTAGCTTCCTTATCCTTTTTTTCCTGTAATTCTTTAGCCAGTTTGGCATTTTCAGCTTCCTGATCTTTGGCCTTTTTATCGCGATCGTTGTTAATTAAAATTTGATTTTTGAACGTTTCAAGTTGTTCATCGTTTTCAAAACTAGAATATCGGTTAATAGAAATGAAATACTTAAATTCTTTTGATGTTACGCCTCCAGATGTATGTATAAAACCATTTTTTAAAAGGAAATTATGTGCCGATTCCGTTCTTTTTGATTTTTCAGCTAAAAGTTTTTCTTCTGCTGCAGCCTTTTGGTCAATGTCATGCTGAAAAGACTTTCTGATATCTGCAAATTGAAGTTGGTATTCTTCTTCATCGAGTACAAGAAGCGTGTTTATGTCTCTTATGTGTGTTGCATAAGGCATCAATTCGGTTGTTCTTGATTCTTTGATGGCAGCCTCTTCCTTTAATTTTTCGTTTTGTAAACGTTGATTTTCGATCATGACATCGTAATCTTTTTTCTTTTCCTGCAAATCAATATAAAGCTTATTATATTCATCTTGAGAAATTTCTCCCAAAGAAACAGATTCGGCATTTTCAAAAAATTGTGCATATGGCTGAATTTCTATTGATCTTTGTGATCTTAATTTTTCAATGCGCTCTTTTTCTTCCTTCTCTTCTTGAACTTTTTTATCGGCCGCCTCTTTGGCTTCTTTTTGCATTTTAATACCGCTGAACAATTCATTAAAAGTTTGCTCCTCCATATTAGCCAGATCAAATTTATCGGCATTATCTGTGTAAGGAGTAAGCAATTCAAGGCGTTCGGATTTCAATGCTTCTTTACGTTCTTTCTCGCGGTTCTCGGCAAACTTTTCAATCTTTTCGTATTCTGCTTCAATTAACTGAGAAGTATTTTTAACAACCCCGTACAGGTTATCGATAAGTTCTTCTTCAATTAACAACCCGGATTTAAGTTCCTTTTTTATTTTGTCAGATGACGTCCTGTTTGATACCAAATCAAGCCTGTTTCTTCGTGCCACCTTTGCCTCTGCATCGCTTGGGTTTTCTTTGTTTATGGTTGACAAGGCTTCAGATAATTCTATAACCTTATTCATTTTAGGGGCAAACGCTAAAGCATGACTCATCGCCTTTGGTTTTTCCATCAAGCTATTTTCCGAAACAACTTTTTCAAGTTGTGGGGAAATAATTACTTCTACTTCTGATGATTGTTGTTCCTGGTTGTTTTCCATTATAGTAATGTATTTTTAATGTAAGTTCTTGCGTTTATTATTTTAATCTTCAACAATTCAAGATCTTGCTCGTTACGATCGAAATCAAATTTGAAGTGTCTCTCTGCTAAAGGTATTTCAACGAAACCCTTAATAATAGTTGAAACATGTTCTTTAGATTCTGAAATATTCCTGAAATCTAAATAATCATTGAATGTTTTAAAGTCGTATACGTGGTTAGCTATAATCATAGCTTCAACCCATTCAGGTGTTTCGTTTTCGGGGTATTTGTAAGACTCTTTTCTTAATTCAGATTCGATTAAGCCCCACGGGGTATTGTTTAAAACATATGCTATAGTACAGGACTTAGCATTTGTAAGCCACATATAGCCCTGCCCCTGCCAGTAATACAATGGCTTTAATTTCGCATGCTTGGCAGTTAAAAAGGTTTCTAAATCCCAGCTACTTTTTGTATCTGTTATATGATCGGCATTTGTAATTTCTTGACCTTCAAAAATATCAGGAGTGCCTTTTATGAAGTCATTTTTTAACATGACATCATTTTTTCTATACCTTTTTTTGTCAATTCGGCTTAAAACGGTTATCGAATCTTCTTCTGTATCATTGCCTTTTGTCAAATACTTAGATGTTATTTCCTTATAACGGTTATATTTTGTGGTTATGAATGTTTTAAGCGCATGGGTTTTTGCCCCTTCGCTAAGGAACTCGCCCTTTAATTTAGGGGCAGTCATTAAATTACCTAACCCAGAGCAACGAAAAAGTATTTCGTTAACATCAATGTTATTTGATTGCATTTCTCAATTCCTCCTTTCTCGCTTCAAAAATTTCAACTGGAAAATCCGGCCAGCCAATTTGAAGCTCTTCAACTTCTTCAACTGTCTTGCAGTCGCCAATCATTAAATTAAGGCGCTCAGCTTCTTTATCTATTACAATCTCTTCGTGATCGTCATATGTAAACTTTTCACCGTTTGCATCTTGAATAATTGCCTGGTCTAATACTACAGCCTGCTGCATTTCAACTGATAATGGGGCAAATTTTGAAAGCAAAAGTTTGATAACAGTTTTTGTGGCCATACCTTCAAAATCATCCTTCCATAATCCGGAATCCTTTTTGAATGTCTGAGAAAACTTTTTCCCATGCTTAGTAAGGCTTTCAACGCTCATGTAAAGTGTTTTTTCAAAGCCATTAAGCAATTTAAAGTAAGAAGCATATCCAAGCACCTTACCAGTTGAAGGCTTTGTAAAATCGAACTCAAATCCTGTTAAAGGGTTCTCTGAAACTAGCTGACCTTCATAAATTGCACTCGCTGAAATTGTTTTGAATTGCCCGGACCGCTGAGCCAGTTGAATAAATCCTTTGTAACCCATTTGGAATTGAGCAACCTGTTTCTTCTGCCATTGTCCACTATTATCTTTGTATGATTGATTATATGGCACAATGTAAGCGAACCCAAGATTACTGTTTAATGGAAGGTCTAATGTTGCCGCAACTGCTGCAGCATGAAATACGCTTTGCGGTTCGGCTTTAGATAACAAATCATTTTGTGAAACAATCTGCAAAACTGATGTCATAAAAGCTGTTGACCTTTTGCCGAGCAATTCGTCAAACTTGCCCTTTACATTTGGTTGGGCAAATAACGACTTTGCTGTAATTTGCTGATTTGGCTTTTGTAATTCGGTACTCATAATTTACTCTTGTTCAAAATTTTTATCTTCCGTATCCAAATGTGTGATGTGTGGCAATTCAGATAATAAATACTCATCATCTGTAAAGTCAAAATTGGCTGTTTCTGGTTCTTCTGCCGGATCCTTAAATCCTGGCGGTGTATTGGATGCCATTATAATCTTGATTTAATAAGGTTTTGAAAATCTTTAAATTTGCCGATAAACCTTTTCGGCATTGCCTGTCGAGCGAGTTGATGTATTGCCATTAGTCAATAATTTTAAACCCTAATTCTTTTTCGATATTAAGTCTGTCGAATCTTCTAGGTGGCCGAACATCGTCTTCAATGTATTTTAAGTATTCATGTGATTTGCCGATTTTATACCCTAATTCAGGCCTAGATAAACCTTTTTTCTCTCTAGCTGCTTTAATTTGTTGCCCAAGTGTTAGTTTTTTCGTTGCCATTTTATAGTTTAAAGGTTTATAATTAATAAAGTTCGTAATGATCGTTAATTCTTTCTGTCCAATTACAAAAGAAGTCTATAACTCGCTCTTTTGTAAATACTTTTAAATACCAATTTTTAATTGATCTATGAAATCTTGATCCATAAAATAACCAAAAACATATAATTAACAGACCTGCTAATGGAAATAGTGTTATAAGTGTATTCATAGTATCTTTCTTTTTTGTTGATGTAAACTTACCAAATTATACGTTACCAAGCAAACATTTGTTGTAATATTTACTAAATATTTTTAGGTGGGATACAAAAATAGCCTGTAATATCAATTACAGGCTATTTCATTAAATAGTTCTGGTTAGCTTTTAGCCGATTACTCTTACATCTACGCAATTTGGACCTTTTTTGCCGTCTACCAGCTCAAAAGAAACCTTATCGTCCTGCTTAATTTCATCCGTGCAACCGGAAACGTGAACAAATATTTCTTTTGCTGTTTTGTCATCAACAATAAAACCGAAGCCTTTTTGACTTTGAAAGAATTTTACTTTACCTGTATTCATAATAATTAATGTTAATAGTTTTTACTTTATTTAGAAACCAAATATACAAATAATATGCAATAAAAAAACACCGACAAATCAATGAAGGTGCTTTTGCAAATGAATCAGCCTGGTACGCTTACTCGTTAACGAATGGCGCGCGCTGATTACTGTTATTATCGTAACAAAAATATAGTGATAAGTGTTCCAGCCAATCCAGAAATAGTAGCAATTAACGGAATTTTCCGGTTTAACTTCTTAGCTTTTCCTTTCTCCTGCTTTTCTTGTGCAGCAAGTGCAATTATATCCTGCAAAGCCAGCTCCTTAGTTGCATTTGAAGCCTTAAGCGCAACTATAATGTTCTCATTGCTTTCATTGATTGAGTCTTTGCCGGCAATTCTTTTATTCTGTTCTGAAATAATTGAATCACAAAGGTTCCCGGATTCGATTAAGGCATTGTATTCCTCAACGGGAACACCGTTCACAACCTGACCGGATGAATCTGCTCTGATAACTGAAATGTGTTTTACAAGCGTTCTTAAGCGGCTATTTTCTTTTGCCAGACTTAACACCTTTATTCTTGAAATTGAATCTTGCTTTTCAAATCTCCTAATTTGTGAGTTTTTGTGAGATATTAGGGAATCTGTTTTGATATTTTGAATTGAATCTGCCCGAAATGATTCGGTTGCATCTGATTCCGACTTAGATACACCTTCACGATTGCCACGACCGCACATGATTAGAGTCAGCATGATTGCGATAACTGCAAGCAAAACAATTGATACATTCTTGGTCATATAACAGGAGGTATATTTTTCTTATCGAACGAATAAATTATTGCAACAATAGTAATTATGAATATTATTTCCATGTTAAATGTGATCGGGCGACTTATATTCCTGAACCGTTTCTTTCATTTCAACACCATCGGATTTAATTTCCGTTGTTGTGGTTGCCGGCTTAGGCAACGATGCAGTGTCGGGGGTATTGAGTGGTTTATCCTTGCTGAATATGTGTGCTGTTACGCCAGCATAGCAAGTAAGCGCCAGGGTAATAAAGTCACCTCTTGAATCTTTGAATAACGCGATTATTTCAGGCGCTTTTTCTAGTTTCAAGCTAGGAATAAACATCGGTGCAATAGCGCAAACAAGTAAGCCGGTAAGTCCGGCAAAGAATCCAGCAACACCGCATACGAGTACGGCTTGAGTTTTCCCGTTATTGTCGTTAAACATTTCGGGAAAATTAAATTTTTTTAGGTTGGGTAGATCCATTTTAATTTGTGCCGGTGAGCGGACGGATCGCCTGGCCGGTCTTGTTTATTTTTTGTCGTATTTTAAAGTAAATCCTATACCACGAATTGTTTTCAAAATAAGCACGCCTGCAATGATCCACCACAGGGAAATGTTTTCATAATGAACAACCATATAAGATAGTACAATTTCATAGCAAAGAAACATTTTCCATTTATACCCGTGCCATTCGTCTGTAAGAAAGACAAGTATAGTAGAAGAAAACGGAAATGCTTCTTTAAATTCTGGACTGTGCAACCCGAAGTAATACCAACGCTTCACGTATGGGTCGCGTGTCTTGGTATATCTGTCGCCCGGGAATACCGGAAACCACTTCCATTTATTTTCCCAGCTTTCTGAATCCAGATTAAATTTCTTGATGTAATCCATCCAGCCGTTGAAGTATCCGGCAGCAAATACAATTACCATTATAGCTATCAGTGTCATTTTGTTTCCTTTTCAATCATTTTAATTACAGCTGTGAGGGTCTTGGCATAATTTGGATCTGTTGCATATCCAGCCTTTGCAATTAATTCAACGAATGAGTATGGATTCTTACCGTATGCCACTGCATTCTTATATCTCGGATTTCGCAGAAAGAAATTAGCGTGATCAGTAAAGCATTCTTCCGGAGTTGAATATTTCCTGAACCAGTCTTTGATCCTGTATTTAAATAGACGTTTACCATTCAAAACTATCGGCGTAATACCAAGAATTTGTGGGTATTTATGCGTGGCATCAGAGTGATATTCGGTAGTTGTAAGTAGCTGCTCATTACCGTTAATTCCGTCCGTATCTTTCACACCGAAAAACATATTTCCAGGTGCGACACTACCCCATCCGCTTTCAACTGCTGCCTGGGCAAGTATGGCGATTGCAGAAATACCAGATTTTCTTTCTGTAATATTTGCGAATGGAAGGTATTTGGTAACGAACTCTTTTGGTGTCATTTCTTTAACCATTTAAATGATGCTAAATAAACAGATTTTCTAAACGCAATAGTCAGCCAGCTTTCCGGATCTTTCAACAACTCTTTTGAGATATGAATTATGAAGTAAGAGCCTACAGGTACAAGCATTGACACAAGTCCATGAAAGAAACTGGCCAGATAAGGATTTATTACAAGCAACTTAACTTCTATAGGTATTCCGATCTGGAATATCACAAATGAAAATCCAGCAACTATCCATTCGGCAGCTTTACAAAAGAAGTAATGTACATGCTCAAATATTTTGTGCATTTATTTTTCAGTTATTAGAACGTCAATATTCAAACCATTTGTAGCTACAGTATTTCCCAGTAGAACTTCTGTACTAAGCAAATTAACAGTATTTCTTTGATATGCTGTTACGGTAAATCCGGTAGTTGTAACAGTTGGAACAACCGTTTGGTTTGGTGTACCTCCTACAATATTTGCTTGGATATTAGGTGCCACACTATAGGCGGTAGAAAATGTAACAGTATAAGTTCCTAAAGTACCGCCTGAACCGGAAGTAACTCCTGAATAAGGAACTGATTTTTTTAAGTTAACTGTATTACCGCCACTTCCTGAAATTGTAAGATTTGATCCGGTAATAGAAAGAGTTTGAATTTCGTTCGTAACGCTACCATCTACCTCGGAAGATAGCTTTCCGTTCAATGCGGTTTGTGTTGCGCTGCTGATCGGCTTATTTAAGTCAGAAGTATTATCAACATTACTTAAACCGACTTGGGTTTTAGTTAAACCGGTTAAAGAAGAACCATTGCCTGTAGGCTGTAGCCCATCTGTTATGCCGTATCCTGCCAAAGTAGTTGGTTTATTCAATACTTGAGAAACTCCTGTGTTGCTTGACCAATCACTATTTACTTGTGCTGCAGGGATACTTGGTTTACCGGATAAATCACTATATGATCCGCTTGTTGCTACTGTAGAAAATATGGGTTTACCAGATAAATTTATCCAGGTAAAATTACTGGTTTGTACATAACGAGAATCAAAGCCTGTATAAGAAGAGCTAATTGGAGTAAAACCAAGTGCGCCTGTTACGTCCGAACTTGAAATACTCGTTAAATAAATACCTTTGGTCTGATATGTTGCTGCTGCCGTTGACTTCCTAAGCAATGCAGATGTATCAGTTACATATCCGGCACCGTTTGCTATCTGACTATTATCTGTAGGTATTGGTGGCTTGTTGGTTAAGTCTGCATAATCTCCGGTTGTAGCCACTGTCGCAAATGTTGGCTTCCCTGTCAATCCTGACCATGTAAAATTTGTTATCTGTAAATATCTTGCATCAGATAAAGCTTTAGTATAACACCTCAAAGAAATATACGAGGATAAATTGTTGATATTAAAAGTATCCAAGCGTAAATAATTTTTATCTACCACTTTTATTCTTCCGACTTCCGAGCCTGTAGTAGCTGGGTCCATCCATGTGAGATTCGGCACATCAGATGCCACAGGAGTTCTTTGACCAGATATTAACGTACTTGCTGTTTGACTAAAACCGATAAAGATAAAGCAAAATACAAGGGGTAATAAAAAGGTTATTTTTTTCATGACTACGGGGTTTTAAATTTATTTTCCTATTAAAATTGTTCCATCCCAAAAATATTCTATATGTTCGGACGGAACTCTGTAATCTTCTGATTTTTTATAAGACGGAGGATTATCCGCTGCATAAAACCAAGGAAGACCATCAGAAGAAACAATTTGTAAAGTTCCGGTACCACACTGCCATATTCTAAAATAGAAATAACTTCCTGTGGGAACTACTATTGTAGCAATACCTCCTGGTCCTTTATACACATATTCATCGCAATTATCAATTGTAAAATTTGCAGTTGTTATTACTTTAGTATCCATAGAAGAAAGTCTGGGAAACATCTCCCCAGATCTCTTCATAGTAAATACTCTACCTTCTCCTAAGTTAGGAATTTCATTTCCTGTTTTCATGTATGTTTATTTATCTAATATAACTTCAATACGCATATATTGAGATGGAATTATGATTGGAGAAACAGTTGTATTTGTGGCTCTAACTGTAACTATAGACGCAGGCGTTCCGACTACTGCTGCTGTACTTACAAATCCTTGCAAATTTATCCCAGCAATGGGGGCAGAAGGAGTTATACTTACTGGCATCTTATCGGTAACATTATAAATTACAAAAGTCAGATCTGCACTTGCTCCACCAGCTATTGCAGAAGCAGAGAAATTTACAACAAGATTTCTATATGTGCGTTTTGCTAGTAATACAGTTCTTTCTAATTCAAATAATAATCTATACCCAGCATCATTCAAATGAATGTTATCTGTATCAAAGAAACTTGACGGTGTTGGAGTATCAAGAATTAAATTATAAGCATCTACAAATGGTACGTTGTTGTTCAAAGCAACATCAGCAGAAGCCTCTACATACTTTAATAATTTTGTCTGATTTATAGTACTTGTATAAGGAGGAGAAATAATACGTGTCTTTTTATTCAATTGTAGGTATTTTAAAACCTTTGCGTTATACTTTGTTCTAAAATCTGCAATGATTGTATTATCGCCTGTAGTAGTACCATCTCCTGTTCCAGCATCATTTGTACCCCATGCAAACCTAACAGAATTAAAATCCAAATTCAACATAGAAGCATCTCTATCTAACCCGCCAACTAGACCATTTAATGTACCAGCTACTGTTGTAGTTTGACGGAGTTGTGCACCACCTTGAGATACATTTAATTCTTGCAGTCCCAATTCAGCAGCAATTAAACTTGCAGCACGTTTATACCCAGTAGAAGCGCCTACACCAATAGTTAGTGAATCCCCATCTTCTAATTCTACACCACCTGTTGCAGTCTGTGCTCCTACAACCTTTAACAATTTTGCAATTGCTTTTTGATATGACTCTTGCTGTGTAGCTGTCATAGGAGTACCAATTGAAAGATAAGCATAACGCCCTTTACCAAATCGATATGTACCTGTAGAAAATAATGATCTGAATAAATTCACGTTTCCGTCGATAGCTTCAGTAGACATAGTACTGCCGTTTGTAGCGTTTATATCTGTTACCCCATTTCTTGTAACAATATATGAATTAGCTCCTGATATAGATATGCCAAAAACAGCAGGAGCAAATGTATTATCAGTACGTCCAGCTGTTAAACCTGTAACCAACATCATACCAGCGGCAGATGCTTGTCCTCTTAGTCCAATAATTAATGGAGAACGTGCAGGAGTATCTAATCCCAATACACCGTATCCATTCGTTGCATTATTGGTTTCTGAAGTAGAATCTGAACTAAATATTGTAAGAGAAATATTTTGAAGAGACAATCCTAAGTCAGACGGTTTGAAACCTGCATCACAGTATTTATTTGTGTTCGTAGCTCCCGGCCCAAAACCTAATATTTGAGAATGGTCTGCACTAACAAGATTAAAATTCGCAAGTTCATCAGGAACTAACGCATTACCTTTAACAAGATTAACTAACGCACCTACTAATGTGTTAGATAAAACTGGGCATGATACCCACTTACGTGTAGCTAACCATCCATTTGCTTTTCCTGAAATAAAATATTCATCTATTGCATTAATAACACTTCCTGATACATATGTATTTGCTTTGGCAGTTAATTTTGCAACATATGCAACCGTTTCCGCCTGTAGCGGAATTCCTGCAAGTGCTAAGTTGGCTGTAATTTGCCCTTGAAGTTTTTCTGCAACAACTTGTGGATCATCACCAGAAGATAGTGCCGCATTTACAGGAGTAAGTGCAGAAAGAGCATAGCTATTAGCTTTAGCTACTCGTGAGTTAGCATCAAGACCAGCGTAACCGTTTGCAGCATTTTTATTAGCTGTCAATTCTACTCCAGACACAGAAACTGCTACAATTACAATGGCTGTTGTGCCAACAACAACTGTATCATTTGTACACTTCCATTGTGTGTCTGCGTTTACCGTTCCTTGGTTAACCGGGATGTATGCAGATGGGAATTCCGCGGCAGAATCCATATCTGTAGCTCTTGTCCATGCGCCCGAAGCAACCACATAAATACCATTCTGAGATGCTGTTGTTTGGTTCTTAACCAAAACACGCATTCCTACAGTTACAGCAACGCCATCTATTGTTTGCGTTCCAGACAATGTAATATTGGCCGTGGTTGCAACATCTACCGGCTGTTTTGCCTGCAATCCTTGCAGCTTTGCATCTGTATAACTTTGAGCGGCAGAAGTTGCCGCCGACTGCGCACCAGAAATGGCTGTTGCTTGCGGAGCACTTACAGGTAGGTCTGCAAGAGTTGTTTTTTTAGTAACGCCGCCCTGAACTACAGGTATCGATTCCGATCCGCTCGGCGTGGTTGCTACTGAAAGTTCTGATATTTTAGTGTTAGCCATTTCTTTTTTATATGTCTAAAATTAAAGTGTCTCCTGATTCTGTTGTAAGGGTGTCCCCTGTTTCAGTTAATAACAAATCTCCTGTTGACGGAATAGTGTCGTATCGCAAACCAATGTATGAGAATCGGTATGTATTGGCTGGTATATCAACACTGGATGCAAATGCATAAGTAATTTTATCTGTTTGAATTTTCGGACCCATATTCACAACCTCATTTGTTGAATTATTAATCAACAGAGGGAATGCGGTCGGATCATTTAAAGCATTTGTGATTACCCATGTACACGCTCCTGCAACACTTGTCAATAAAGGGTTTGATAAATTTAGTTTTACGGGAAGCCCATAAACTATATCATTATCAAAGTAAACCTTATCATCAATGCTCTTCATTACTTAGTTAAGTTTACGTCTATAACGTTATATGCTGTATTTATTAAATTTGTATATGGAGCGGCAGAAACCAAGTTGAAATCCTGATTTGTTTCACAATGTGAAATATTGACCGAAGCCCCTGAATCTACTTTAATTGAATCCTGAGTTGATTCCATCTGAATTGCTGTTGTGTATTTTATCCTTCCACTTTCGCCAATTTTTAATACATCAACAAATGAGCCTTCCTCATTTAAAAAATAACAATTTTCAACAAGGCCTAAATGTGTGCCGTGTGAGTTGTAACCTTTGCAATTTTTAATAACACCGGTACTGGTTGTTGATCCATATGCGTTAAGTCTATCGGTACCGGTTGCTACAACTGTACAGTTTTCAATTAAACCAGAAACAGAATTAAAGCCAGGTGAGGAATAGCCAAATGAGAAACCTTTAGATTTGCAATTTCTTATAATTCCAGAAACTGTAACCTGTATTCCACTATTTACAGCTGATCCAAAAGAGAATGTTCCATTGCTTTCACAATTTTCGATCAAACCAGAAATTATTACTTGGTATGTATTTGGCGCTTGGGTATATCCAAAGGAATTCGCCGAAGCTTTACAATTTCTAATAACGCCGGATATATTTATAGTCCCAGCAAGCGATGAGCCAAAGCCTGCACCTGAAGAAGTGCAGTTTTCAATTAAACCAGAAATCAACATAGTTCCTGTCGGATTATTTCCAATTGCTCCGGAACAATTAAAAATATGCCCGGATATGTTACCGCCAAAACAGTTGCCAGTGCATATTAAATATCCATAACTACCATTATAATTTTTATTATCGGTAGTTCCTGAGTCAAGTATTAAATCTCTCCATACCCCATCGTCAATAGAAGATGTGATTGAAATAGATTTACCAGATGCTGAATTGCTTATTTTAAAACCAGATAATGAGTAATTGTTTGAAATACCTACTACTATTGTTCCTGTAGCATTTGAAGATGTTATAATAACGCTTTCTTTACTGGAGAGAGATTTTATATCAACATACAGTCCAATCGCAATAGAGTCTGAACCTAAATTATAGGTGCCGGCTAAAAGATATAATACAGCCCTGTTGTTTGCTGATAATGCAGCCCCGTTTGGTGTTTTGGAATAACATGCCGCCAATGCTGTTTTTAAATTGGTTCCATTCTGGGTATCAGAACCGGTATTTTTTACAATTTCATAGTTTTGACCAGAATAAGGAATATAACCCAGGTTAGATATTACCTGTTCAAAAGTTATTTTACGTGATGATCCCGTATCATATGATGGAGAACCGTAGGTACCTGTGTTTTTTGAAATTTCAAGTAAATCACTTAGGTACGCCGGACTATTTACCGATCCGTATGGGTCTAATTCAGGTATTTTTTTTGTCGCCATCAGTTTACAATCCGTATCTCATCATTGTTTGTAGCCCTAAGAATATTATCGTTGGTAATCCTTCCACCATCCGGCACATCTGTATTATTAAACTCGTAAATACGGGCATAAACGGTTACTTTTTGACCCGTTGGAAGCTTACTATAATCTAATATAGCCCGGCCCGTAAATATATTAATATTTTTTGTAATTTCCACTATTTTTAGCAAACCAATTCCCTTCCATGCCGATGTTGAAAGTACATCATATATGCTGGATATGCGTGTTATTTCAGTAATTCCACCACCCTCAAAGGTTTCATACCACAATACTATAGCAACGTTCATAATATCTGGCACCGGACCCGTTGATTTGGTAAAACTAGCAACAATTAACGTATCTTTTTGTGACTGATTAGAATAAACAAACTTTTTAGCCCCACCAATAAGCTCCGTATTTGTTGGAATGTCATAACTTTTTATTTCGCAATCCGACCAATCGGTGTTTGAATTGTAATTGGTTGATGTTAATTCATAATCAAAAGATTGTTCAAAGTCTTCACCATTTTGTTCTAAATCAAAATTTACCCGATAAACACAGGTCCACCCTGGTATGTTTATAAGTCGATTCCAGAAATGGTTTGCCCCTTTAAAAGGTAGGGATGAATCAAATATTGATTCGGGTATTTGATTTAGTCCGGCTATTTTTATCCAGTATTCCCATCGATTCATAAATGGGAAATTCATTACCCAAGCCTTTACATTTCCTGAATCTTCCGGATAATCACGTTTGAATGTAATGCTTTTTCTGATCCCTGATTCAATTTTATAAGGCCTATCGGCTGTGAAATCTATATCCTGAACACTTGGTAAACTTCCGACAACCGGATAGTTTTCAGTTGAAATAAAATAACTATCAAGAACAATATCCGCCTCTGTATCGTGAACCAAAACAATCTGAGGCATAACTGACTTAATAACTATTCCATCATTTTCAAGACCAGTATAATCAAGGGTAAATAATGTATTGGCAACAACATCGTCAACCGGAAATATCTCCAATGTAGGCTGTCCGAATGCCGGATCTGAATATGGATGCTCGATAAAGACATTTTGAGCATCCAACAAATCAATCTTTGTTTTTTGAACGTAGATATAATTTACATCCACCAGTAAATTAGATTTGTCAGATAGTTCAGGAGTTAAAGATGTATCCTCAACAATGCACCATAAATCATATTGCGCCAGATCGCCTTGTTTCAATATAGGCAATTGGCCGGATTCAATATCTATGGTTGCTGTTATGCGGCATATGCTGGAGCTTACAATCTCTCCCTTTACATTTTTTATTATCTGTTTTGGGGTTCCGAATTTATCACCATTTACCGGAGTATTATTTGGAATAAATTGCTTACTATCATAACAGAAATTTTCTTCTAAGCTTCTGCCTGTTTTTTGGTAAAATGATTCATCGGAAGGCAGATAGTTAAACCCAAAAACTAAAGATGTATTTGCCGATATACTACCCGTTAATGATTCAACAAGAAATATGACCTCCATAGAAGTATACTCAAGTTGATTTGCAAACGATAAATCCGGCCTTTTGAATTGAAGTGATGAAATTAAATAATCGGACTTTGCCCCATTAAATTTAGTATTAAACCATCCAAATTGACCAACCGGGTCAGGAATAAGACTACTTGATTCGCTTACGATATAGGCCGTTTTCTGGTAGTCTATTTGGGAAGTGTACTTTATTTGATTGTCTGGTTTGAAATAGTCCGGAGCAATTCCATTATATAAATCATCGTATTGTCCTGCCAGAAATAGCGGGGAAACGATTGTGCTATGAGTAATTAACAGGCGTTGCTGCGTTACATACAAACTTGAATCAACACCTTCTGAAATTACAGAATCAAACTGCCAATCTAAATCTCCTACATTTTCAAGAGTTATCGTTACTGTATCAAGTTCATCATCTGAATTTACAACAAACTTCTGTAAAGAATCGTCCGTGTTGGAATTGAAACCACCAGTGCCAAGACCAAATTGATAAATCAGAGACTTTAACGGCGTGATGTTTGCGGCATATTCCCCTGATGAAAATCCTAAGCTGCTATTTGTAAATGTTGAATCAAACCGCCCGAGTCCACCATTGATAATTTCTAAAAGAGTATGGATTTCGGTTGGTATTGAATTGTGTTTGAACAAAATCAGATCACCTACCTGGCAATTATTTAAGAAGTCGCCATCTTCAAAAAAGACAAGGTCATCATTATATACACGACCAGAAACAGACGGATCTGGCGCAAACGTAATCTTGTTGTCAGCTGTCGCAATATCAACCTGATCGAAATATATTTCAGTGATAACTTTAATCTTTTCCCCTATGCATGCATATAGGAAATCAAGATCAACGTTTCCACGTGTCTGTGTTTGATATTTACGCGAAGCAACAAAAAGGCTCATATATTAATACCTGCTTTTCTTAACATGTCTGTTGCGGCATTCATTGCCTTATCTGTGTCCGGTTTTATTTTAGATGCCGCCGCGCGTGCTTGTGATTTTAATTGTTCAATTTCGAAACGCTTTTCTGGAGTCAATGAGTTCATTACTTCTGGAGTTGTTACCTCTTCCATTTTAGCCATTAACGCATCTACACCACCAGCCATTTGAGACAGTCCAGCCATTAAATCCCCAAGTGAATTACTCCCCGTCTGGTTCATATATATCTAATTTTAAATTAGTTATGTATTGCTTTCTTACCTTATAGGTACATGAGGCCGTTTGTTTTACAGGATTAAATTTCAAAGAAATTAATTCGCCTTGCCCCCCGTCAGGTGTAAATATAGCATTATTATTTCTAACCGTTTCGTAATCATCGAACGAAAATGGAAATTCAGTGTTTTCTTTTAATAAAAACTGATTACCAGGCTTGCCATTATATTCCACGAATGCTTTTAAGTAATGATAATTTTCAAATAAGTACCGGGCATTTATGAGTGACTTGTTGTTCTTACTAATTTTCGTACTCCTTGGATTTGAATTCTGATCGATCAAGAATATTTTAGCCACAGAAACATAATCCTGCTCCATTTTAAGTACGCCTAATCGATCTTTAATCAGATTCTTTATTGAAGGAGTCGGTATTTTTTTGATTGGTTCTAACTTAATTTTTATCTTGATTCCAACTGTTGCCAGGGACTTAAGTATTTTTTGAATGATAGCAATTAATATGTTTATTGCAATAATTGCGATGTTCAAGGTTGTTACAACGATAGTAAGTACCACTTGAATTCCAGAAGAAAAGTCCAAAAGCAACGATTCAACCAAGGTTAGTTCTGTCTTTTCTTTAGCTAAAGCAAATTGAATTCGGGCTTCATTCAAATTCCTTAGTAATGACCGTTGATTAAATATTGCTGTCTTTGGAACTTGGTTAACCTGAACACTGGTACCTTTATACTCCTGTATAGTATGCCGATCATATAAATCGGCCATAAAAGATACAATTATGGTAGAATAAAAGTCCTCATGATTCAATGTAAAGCTATCCTTATTATCGAACCTGTCCGGAATGGTTATGCCATTGCTGCCTAATTTAAAATCAAATGGCTCAAAGTAAAGCACGCCCTGAGATATGACAATTTTTGCGTTAAACATGGTTTTCATGGCCCGCAAAAAGTCCCCGAATGTGCCTTTAAAATAGCCTACCTTTTCATTATTATTCTTTAAATCACCGGCAATTCCTGCAAATATTCCTTTATTACCCTCGAATAGATTATACTTTTCTGGCATTATTACAAGGCCTTTGAACTTTGGATTCTGAATTATACTGCTTTTGAATTCCATATTCATATACTTGCAGCCTATTTCGAACTGATCCAATACAGTCATTACGTTGTGGTACTTTACAGGAGGCACAAGCAATGTGATAACGCGAATGATTAACGGAATAAGTGATGCAAACAGCAGAATCAAATAAATAATCTGCAGGATAAGCCGTGGAATACTCGACATTTCTAACGGGTTAGCCGAACCAGTTGCAAGCTGCGCAATAGCTGTTATCTGATCTCGTATTTTATCCACTATCAGGAATATGGTAACAAGGGTCATGGCCACCTCGAAGTAATCCTGTTTTTTTACAAGAATATATGGCACTGGAATAAACTTATCCTTAGAAAAAAACTTTTGTTGGTATAAATATTCAAATGAAAATGAATCGGCATAGTCATTTAGCCAATCAATAGATCCCGTTTCAACGGCAGGAGCCGTTACCTTGCCGTTAGAATATTGAGCCTTCCAAAGATCTACATACCCATTAAATATCGTGTACTGCTTGCCGCGTTCGTTAGATAATATTATTTTGAATTCTTTACCTTCAATTATTCCAACGCCATTTTGGTCGTTTAAATCCTGCTTCAACATAAAAGCCCCGTCTGGCTGGCCCTTTTCCATAACGCCAAACTCCCAATCGTTTATACTGAGTGCCTGTTGCGCTCCATCGGTATCCCAATTCAGCTCAATAGAAAGCTCGGCATAGTTGTTTGGTGGGTTAATTTCGGTACCCTTCAGAAGAAATTTTTCTATCATATACGACCTCTTTTATGGGTAATTGTTTTTTTGCCTTTCTTGCTGATAATCGTTTCAACAATATTGCCTAATGCATCCGCGGACAGGTTAGAGCTTGGCTTATTGCTTATATCCTCCAGCAATGATTCAATTTTAGAAGCATTTTGCAGCATTATTGAATTAGCGATGTTATGTGCTGTAGATCCGGTATCAATATTAGGTATTTTAGGCGTGTATAATTGCTTAAACGTCCCGGCATTCAATGCTTTTACAACTCCTTTGTTTTCTAAATTAGCATCTGCCTTAACAACGCCTTCATGTTTTGATAACATAAAAGGAATAGAATCAGACTTTGTTGTTCCGGGTCCTTGCACATCATCATTACCATCTGCGGCGAACTGAACAATACCTTTAGCAAGGCCTTTGAATAACAATACGTCCGCTATCGCGCGCGCGCCTGCGCTTGCAGGATTTGCGCCTGGCTGATTAAGCTCTGAATTATATGCATTAAGTAACGCCTGAGCAGTTTGTATTTGATCCTGAATCTTAGCCTGGCGTTTAGCGGCATCCTGCTGAGCAAGCTGCTGCTCTGCAAGTCTTTTTTCTTCAAATGCCAGTTGATTTTCTTGCCCACGTGCTGCAAGATCCTGCTGCTTGGCAATATTGGCATTTGTTTTATCAATACTTGCCTGTTGTGCGTTGCTTTGCTGCTGAAATCTTTGATCTAAAGCATCGCTGAAAGCCCCTGAAGCCTTGTTTATGTAGTCAACGACAACCTCAGTTTGCTTTACAAGTATCTGCCTTTGTGTTTCTGCGATCTGTTTATTCAGTTCTTCAGTTGAATTTGCCCGATCGGTATTTAATTTAATAACATTTTGATTGTATTGCGCTTGTAATTTTTCTAATTCTTTGGCTTTTACTTGCTCATCGGTAACATTTTTTTCAATGTTTTCTTTATCAATTTGATATTGTTTGTCAATCAGCTCCTTTTTAATACGCGCTTCTTCTTCTGCGATAGCAATTCGTTCATCTGATAACCTTTGAGCTTCAGATATTATTTTATTATTAAATACGTTTTCATTTCGGAATAAAAGATTAAGCGTTTCCTGTTCTTGAGACGCGCGTTTTGAACCAGCCTCATTTAATGCCTGAAGTTGTGTATTTTGCTCAATGATCGCAATCTCTTGGTTTATCCGAGCGATTTTTGCAAGCCTTTCAATCTTTTCATCCTCAAATTTAGCAATCCTGTCATTGTTTGCAATCTCATTTGTTTGTGCTTCATTAACAACTTTTGCCACCTCTGTCGTGGCTTCTTCGGATAATCTAGTCGCTCTTAATATCTTCAATTTGCCAGCTAATACTACGGCATCTGTGGTTGCAATTAAATCATTTAGCTCAGCTTCAGATATTGCCTGCTCCCCTTTACTGGTTTTTAGTTCAGCAAGTATGCGTATTTCTTCATTCTGTGCCTCGATTTGCTTACTACGAAGTTCTTCATTTATCCTTTCACGTTCTTCAAGTTGTATTTTTTCATCGGCAACTTGTTTTGTAAGGATTTGAACCTGTGCATCAGCACCTAATTTTTTTGAACGGATCAATTCAACCTGGTTAATTATTTCCGTTTGGGCTATCTGCCTTCTGCGCTCTGCCTCCTGACGGTCCAAGTCATCTAATGCATCAGCGGCCGCAAGTTGTGCAAGGTATTTTTCCTGTACGGCATTAATGGCTTCTGTACTCGCCTTTACGGATAGCTTAGAATTAGATATGGTTTCAAAGCCTTGCTGTCTTAGCAATTCAATATCCTGCTCACTTACTTTATTTTTGCGTAATTCTAATTCTAATTGTTTGCCGGCCAATATCAAATCTGTATCTGCAATCTTCGCACTTATTCTTGCACCTTCAAGTCGTGCCTGTATTGCACCTTCAAGGGCTGCCTTTTGCTCGTTAAGTGAAATAGTATTGTCAGCCTGTATTTCGTTGAAATCTTCCTCGTCCATTTTGACCTTTGCAAGCGCAATCTGGAGTAAACGCAATTGATCCTCGTAAGCAAAAATAGCCTTAGTGAGTTCATCATAGCCTTTTATCTGCTCAACTATTGCGGAGGCGTTGCCATCAAAAGCATTCTTAATTGTCTTCGTTCCTTCCGATGCCTGGTCTGCAGCCTTGGAAAAGTCGCCACTAAAAAAAGACACGAACGCATCGCCCAATGAAACCAACCCTTTACCAACCTGGGCAAAAGAGCCAATCAGTACGTCAAGAGTAGCCTTTAATTTATTTAATGCTAAATCAAACTGTAATGCCCCTTCCCGGGATGAAGTAAAGAATGAAAATAGCGATGCAATAGCGGCAATTAATACCGTTATTCCTGCAGCCTTTAAAGATTTTCCTAATTTATTTGATCCATCGGTGGCAACATCCTGAGCCTGTCGAACCTTTTTTAGTTGTTCAACTACACCACCAAACCCGGCAACAATTGCCTTTGTGTTATTGTCAAGTTTTCCAAGACCGGCAGAAAACAGATCGGTACCCTCCAAAGCTTCTGCAACTTGGTTTTTATAATCGCCTACATTACGGTTAAACTGCCCTACCTCAGCATCAAGATCTTTTAATTCCTTGTCTAACGCCTGTATTGATTTTTTTAAATCCTGTGTGGCTTTATCGGAACCTTTGCCGGCAAGTGCCAGTTCTTTGTATTCCTTGCGTAGCTCGTTAAGTCGTTTTGACTGCTGAAAATAAAGGGAGTTTTCTTGTTGTAAAGCCTTTGCAGTCTTTGCCTTTTCCGCGTTGGTTTTCTTTTCCTGGCTTTCTTCTGCCGCCTTTGCTTTGGTCGCGGCAATAGTAGCCTCGGCCTCTAACTTCTTTGCTTCAGCAATAAGTTTTCGACTCTTAGCAGCTTTGTCTAAAAGTTCATTCTGTTTTTTTATATCTGCAGCCGACTCACCCTTCTTTGCATTAGCAAGTTGTTTCGTTTGCTCTTTGTTTAAGGCAACAATAGCATCCTCGGTCTTGACAATTACATCAAGAAACTTTTCTGCATTCGCTATTGCGTTGCTTAAGAAATCCTTCTGTATTACATCATTACCGGTAACCTTTTTAGATTCTGCCATTATTTATTTGGTATTGGTTTAGCCTTTGCCTCTGTCTTTTTAATTACGAACTTGACCCGGTTGTAGTATTCAAATACGCTGGTCGTAAAGGTATTTATGTGCATGCCGCCCATTTCATGTTCAATCCAGGGAACGGTATCCCATATGTTATTTTTTGCATTTTTATACCTTTTCATTTCTTCAATTTCATCTGTAAGGAAATCAATAAAGAATTGATCGGAATAATTGCCTGTTTGGGCTTGTTTGCAAAGTAATAATTCTAATTCGATACGTTTTCTTTGAAGTTTTAAGAAATCTTCCGAGGGTCCAAACGTATCAATAAATTCATCCTGCAGCTGTTCAAAGATTAATCCTGCCCTTTTGCATATTTTACCGGTCCGACTTAATTGCGTAGGATCGTTATTATCATACATGTTAAACCAATTACGGCTTGGCATTGTATGTATTGACCTATAATACTTCGTTAAGTATCGCTCGTTTAATCGCGTCCTGAAGGAATGGTAACATTTTACTAGCCAATTCATTTTTACTGTTTGTTGTTAAACCTAATATTTCGCCAAACCTGATTATATCACCATCCACTTTATCCGTATTTGCAACTATTGAAAACCCGTCTGAAAGTATCCGAACGCTGAACGATGCGTAAAACTCGCCGGTATCGTAAAGCGTATATGGCTCTCCAAATTGCTTAGTAGATGGCACCCCGTTGTAAATATACGTTTCTTCTCCTGCGTATAAAGCAGTGGTATAAGAATATGTACCAATTATTTTATCGTTTGCATCAACCCCTTCGCTGTATAACTGTTCAAACCTGTTTAGCCTAAGTATAAATTGTTTGATTTCCGGCAATGCAAATACACTTACTGACAATTCGCTCGTCTGTAAATTTATTACATTATTTGCCAGATTCTTAAGCGCACCAAACATATTTTAGATTAAATAAAAGAGGCTCCCCGTAAAGGGAGCCTCTCGGTCAACAAACAAGAAAACATCAGAAAGGTCTATGCAGTAAATGTTTTGGCAACTACCTGCCCAAAATCAAATCCAAGCTTATCGGGAGTTAATCGCTTAACTTCTGATGTTGGAGTTGTTGGAATTACAAAGTTATAAGTACCTGGTGTAGGTTCTGTAACTGAAGTAATAACGATAGGCGCTGCGTCTGTTACGTTGTACAAGTCGAAATCCGCAGCAAGCAATCCACTAACGTTGAATTTATCTATGCCGCCAATATTAGTAGAATAAAGCGTTGATAATTTCGCAGTAAATCCGGTTGTCGTTACGTTTGTAACAGTCAGGAATGCATCAATCAAACCTTTTGCACCAAGCAAATCCGCAGATACTTTTCCGCTTGGGTATACACGTAACAATTCATCCTTTTCATTCAATCCGTATTGCCATGTTACGGCTAAGTGTTCCGGGTTGTCTTCAGTTGCTAAAATTAACTGAGAATCGAATGAATTTGGTTGAATTTTAATAGGGTATAGGTCGGCAGATGGATCAGTTTTATCCAATATTTTACCTCTTAATTTGCCTTCAGCATCAACAGCATAGAAAGCTAAAGCCTCACATGAACACGCTTTAATTTGCCCAAGGTATTCAGCACCGCGGTTTCTGATTTCAAAAGAAAGATCGCGCGCACCTTGTTTTACTATTTCTTTAGCACCCGAGCCAGTTGTGTAAACTGTAGGTTCTGCTCTTGTGGATGCAGCTTCTTCAATATTCATTACCGGGTACCATCTTGTACTTGGGTCCGGATCATTAACTCTGGCATCTAAATATGCCTGGTCAATTTCGGTGCCAAATGGGATAAAGTTTAAGTCTCCATCATCATCTTCCATCTTCAGGATGAAAGCACCGCGCATTACTTTGAAATTGGAATCACAGGCTTCATAAAAACCAGTATTCCCGAAACCTGTCAAACAATCATCAGCCATAATACTTTATATTTATAGGTTAAATTATATACAACATTCGCAGCATGCCCTTGTTAAAGGCAATGTGATCGACAATCTTACTCCAGATAGGTCATCGTCAAATAACGCACTTTCGTATCCCTTGTCGTTTATTAATACCCCAAACTTTATCATATCTAGGGTTTCGTAGGTATCTAAAAAACCAACCTTTGATGGTCGCTTTTCTAACCAAGCAATCCATGCATTCATTAAGTTTCGCATAGGAATAATTGCATGCTTGTCGTGGTCGTCTGTCTTCCACTTTTCGAAGTTGGCCTGTGTTAAGAAATAAAGCACAACATCGGCAGTTCTTTCAATTTCGACTATACCCCTTTTTGCCCTTGGGTCTACTGATTCTGGAAATGGTCTTTGTAAATAGACCATTGGCGTTTTTTGAAACTCACTTTGTATTCCACCTAATTCTGTATTTGCTTGCTCAATAGTTCCGTGAAAGAAATATGGAGCTGCCAAATTAAATGTAATAGCAGGGGGGGCAACCGATCCCTTTATTGTAAAACTTTCATTATTAGCAACGGAAACAACGGTATACGATACACCATTAATTACTAATTTTGATTTTTCCTGTAGGTAATAAGTATTACAAGATTCAATGGTATATGTACCATTTAGATTATCAGTAACAAGGGTAATTTCAACAGGTAAAGGAACCGATTGAACCAAATTCCTGATTATGTCTAGTGTTTGAACCATTAGAACAGTGATGTTTTTTTAATGTATTGACCGGCATAATCCGGGTAATTAGTGCTATCATTTGAAGCAATTCTCTGTATAGCATAGTATGTATTAACAGACTTGTTGTACATTCTTGCCAAGTAATCAAGGTTTGCCGGCTCTGATACCTCTGTGTTTCTTTTAACCGGACCGTTCATGCCTTGCGAGCGCGGTGCATCGCGTATGTATTCGTAATAAATAAAGCCAAGTAGCATTTTCTTCATGCCCTTAGTACACAAATCCTCATTAGGTTCGTATAGCTTTAGGTAAATTGGATCTGTTGGTACCTGATTAGTTAAGTCTGCAACAAATAAATTAAACAAGTCCGACCCTAATAGCTTTCTTAGAATTGATTCCTCAAACTCTTCGATATACTCATCAACCTTATCCTTGATAGATATGTTGAGTTCATATATGCCAGTAAAATCGGACTTGTTAATTAAGGTTCCCATTATTATTACTTAAAGTAATTTCTTGGTAAAATGTATCCATTCAGTGTACCAATCATTGTGCCTGAACCTGTCCAACTTAACCTATAATAAAGGTATGGAGAACCTGTAATAACAAATATCTTGGCTTGTGATGCTACATCCGTTACAGTATAGGTTGCCGGTGTTGGAAGCACCAGTGAAGCATTAACAGTTTCATAGTTAACGCCATCAATACTACCTTGGACCGTTAAAGTTCCGGCCAATGTACCGCTGGTTTTTGCAATTACAGCCTGGATAGAAACTGTATTAGCAGGCAATTCTACTTTCAAACTACATGCAACAGTTGCTGCACCAGAAAGTATCACTCCACTACCAGTCATTTGTTTTTGGGCGAATACAGAATTAATGCTCAAAAAAGAAAACACAATCAGAAATGATAATAATTTTGCCATGATATGATTTTTTTAAATTTTGATACTTATTTTAAATTGTAGAATTATTCTACAATTTTACCTACACCCTTAGTCTGTAGACGTTGAGCTGTAAGTCGGTGAATTTTATGAACACCTTCTTTTAAATGTTTTTTACCGGCATAGCCTTCTTTGTATTCACATTTAAAAGTAACTAAATCTGTCAGGCTGTAATTACCTACCTTATGCTCATGCTTAGGGTGTGCAATTATTCCAGCTTCTTCATTTTTAGTTTGATTGTTTTTTCCAGACTTTGATGATTTAGCTTCTGCCTTGGCTTGTTCATCGGCTAATTTTGCCTCTTCGATTTCTTCTGGTGTCAATTGATTTGCCATGATATGATTTTTTTTAAATTTTGATACTTATTTTAAATTGTCCGGTCCAATAATAAATTGGACCGGACTTTAATTATACTTTTTCGATATCCTGTTTAATCACATCGAAATTGGCATAAATGAAGCCAGATCGTTTAGATTGAGGGATATAATCGTAGAAGTATTGCTCTACAATCATCGTGTATTGGTTTTTACTGAAATCATCATTATTCCAGCCAATTCTTACTTGAATCTCTCCTCTTAGAAGAACTTCGTAAGCAGTACCGTCACCGATAAAGAAATAGCCAGTTGCGACACGTGGGTCAATAATAACCTTCCCAAATTCGTAAGTTGCACCGTTCCATTGGAAAGGAGGCATAATGTAATGCCCATCAACACCTTTTGTTAATCTGATTCTCCATGCGTCAGCAGGGTTCAATACCAATACATTTGGAGTTTTGTACAACGATTGCAATTGAGCGATTGCTGCACCAATTGCCGCGTAATCATCAGGATTTTCAATCTGGTTATCCAAACCATTGTAAGCGTAAGAAGATGCGCCTGTTACCATGTGTCCTAGGATAATATCGTTCATCTCATTCCTTACATCAATAGACATAAGCTGTTTGATTTTAGATAACAAACGCGGGAAGTCCATTTCGAACTCTTCGGTAATAATTGTACGACCTGCAGCTTTTTCATACGAAGCTGTACTTCTAACAAAAAGATATTGTAATAATGGCTTAACGCCGCCTTCTGCAACAATTGCAAAATCGCCCTCTTTTGGAATTTCATCAAACCAAATTAGAGCTGCAGCATCAGTATTGCCCAATGTAACGAAATCCAAAATGAATGGACGGCCACGGTCAATTGTATAAATAGGTCCATCGCCTAATCTTAACAACGCAGCAGCAGAGCCATTTTCAACAATAGATGCGGCGTTACCACCTAAACCTACAGTTGCAGTAATGCCTGCGGCCTTAATTGTGAATGTTTTTGATCCAGATCCGTTTTTAAACATTTCTTTAAATGTTCCTTTATCGGATGCATCTTTGAATTCTTTTTCGAATGCCAACAATGGGCTTTCTCCATTAAATCCACCTTTGCCAATCTTGCCCAACTCTATACCTTGAGTTTTAACAATATCTTCAAGTTTTTTATTTGCCGCTAAAACTTCTGTTTTAAAGGCTTCAATTTCTTCTTTAGATGCAACACCCTTCATTGCGTTGGCATGTTTTTCATCTAATTTTTTTTGCAAATCTTCGGAAATGGCCTTCATTTCTAAGGCTGTTTTCTCTCCTACTTGATCGGCAAGTGCTTTTAGTTCTTCCGGTGTCATTTTAGTTTTGGTTAAAGTTTTTAATAATAGGACCTAAATCGTTTAGCATTTCTGCAATCGATTTTTTTGGAGTGGAAGGTTCCGGCTCTTCTTTATTTTCGTGAGTGTCTTCTGACGGCTCAGTTTTATTTTCTTCTGTAATGTCTGGAGTAATCTCGTTGGATCCGAAAAGAACCGCTGAGTTTTCGTATAGTCTTAGCTCAGGAACTACCCAGAAATAACCGGCTTTATCAACTTTCTCCTTGTTGATAACCATTGGATAGTATTTATTCCAGTTTTCAAACTCTAATGCTGATGCATATTCTTTATCAGAAACACACAAATCAAGCTTAATGTATTGCAATCCGATTGAATGCTGCTTTATTTTCTTGTCAAGGTATAGCTGGTAGCATTTTTCATCCAGCGATTCCTTAACAAGTGATTCCATGATTAGGCATTGAGTTGAACCCATGCCAAACTTAGAAAGTCCTAAGTCAGATAATAAAAATTCCTGAGAATAAATTTTTTGAGGGTAGCCAATTATGCCCTCAGTGGTTTGCTTGTGGTCTCTAAGGTGGTAAATCTTATCTGATCCGCTTGGACCGTTCTCTGAAATAGTTTTTTTCCACGCATCTGGCAAAATAACATCCATTTGAGAATCGCACCATAGGGCAGTATTGCAAATAACCTTTACATTTACTTCGCCTGGCTCAATTTCTTGAACCTGTTGAGCATCACCTGCAGCCTTAGATGTGGTGGTTTTTTTCTTGAATGACAACACATCTGTAGTAAAGCCAAAGTCATCGGACTTAATTGGCATAGATGTTTTCTGCTTAATCAGTTCCTTCTTGTTTTCTACAAGATACTTGATTAATGCTTTGCCGTGTAGGTCTTTTGGAAGGGTTATTCTCATTTAGAGATCACTCGTTTAGATTTAACTATACGCGCTTTCTCGGCCTTAGATTCCTCTAAGGCTTTTTTATCTAAACATGACTTTGTGCATGATTTGGAATCATTACACGGCTTATTTTCGTTACACATATTTTGCAATGCTTAGTAGTTATCCAAGAAATTACGTTACAAGTATACGTTTTTTATTCAATACAAACAAAAAACGAGTTTTTTATTCTGATTCTGTGGTTGATGATACCATTGGAGGTAATTTAACGTACCCTTTCGCTTCCTGCTCATCAAATCCCCATTCAGATACAAGTATTTTAATAGCGGAATCATAGGTAAGTGTTCCATTTCCAACATTGGAATTTAATTCTATTATTGCGGATTGTGTGGTTTGCGCCTTTTCTGCCCTGGCTTGCTGCCCTTCCTGCAAACAATCTATTCCGGAAACATCTAAATAAATTTCATAGCCAAGGAAATCAATTATTTCTTTATTATTGGTTATCATTTTTGTAAAAGGAATAATACAGTCCAAATACAAAGCTTTATTTGATTCTATTACATTGGCAAATTTCTTATTATCCGGATCATTAAACTGGCCTGAATCTACCTGAAATACTGTACAAAGATCCCGGTGCTTGATTTTGTATCCATCCCATAATGCCATTTCTTTAGTTGATCGCCCAAATTGAACGAATCTCAATTTTTTGGTAGAAGTTGCAACCGATCCTGCCCTTCTTGCGCCGGATATTCTTCCATTTAATTCGCGATCAAATTCTGCTTGCTCTATACCCTTTATTGGTTCGTCAGAATCATTGGTTACCATACCGTCAACGCCTTTATTTTTTAGCATTGCAGTATCCGCCGTGTACATTTCTTTAAGCGACTCTATGGCCATTATAGCCGATTGGAATGGAGAAAGCCCCATGTTTGTTTTTTGACACGCGGTTATATCATCGAACTTAATAAAAATAATATCATCTTCTGTTAGTTTCAAACAAGTTCCATCAAGATTATCAACTTTGTAGTACAGTTTACCAAAGTACAATTTTTCTGTTACGTTTATTGTGTTTAGCACCTCCAGTTCCGATTCAAAACCCACAATTACCTTTTTGTAACACATGCAGGTGCCTGTCATTATATACATTTTGAGAGCCTTGTATACATCAAAATTAAAAGCCTTTGATTTATATGGCTTACCTTTCCAATATGGGATAAAATTTATGTTTCGTTGATTGAGTAATATTTTGTCTATAATTCCACGGCCGGCCGAGTTCATTGTGTAACCCGTATCAATCAAATACTTTAGACCTTTGCGGTTAAATGAGTGATTACCTGTTAATCGCTCCCACCAAGTCTGAACAAAAAAATCATTCACTGGCATATCCTGGGCTACTCCATCGCCACTTATTTGAGGGTAAGTTGCAGAATTTAAAAGCATAGTATTGTTGGCCCATGATTTGACAGCCATTTTTAAACCTGTTGCAATTGCCGGCAAAAGCTTGACCTCATGGGCTTGCTCTTTATTACTATCCTTGTTTTCCAAAGTGTATATCTTTTTGCGTAAATATATAAAATATTAATGGTTGTTATGCAAATATTAGAATAGTTATATAAATATTAGGCAAATCGCCTAGTAAACATAAGGCATTTTGTATTAATAAAGTACAATTTAAAAACCACTACCAATTTCAAACCATGCACGCATCATAATTGAATCCCAATCATCAGGAGACCTGCGCAGTGCAGACTTGACTTCATCTTTTGGTATAACTTTTAGCTTTCCATCGTCATCAATACCGCGTTCTCTAACCCATTCCATTTCTTGCTTTACTCTGGATAGTATTTGTGGACTATCGCAAGCCTCGTACATTTCCCGCTTATTAATCAATTCAGCTGCCTTAAATGTACATTGAGCCTTCAAGTTGGAATAGTTTTCCCTTCCGATTGGTCTTTTATTGGCCACAAAACCTTCGCAATTCAATATATCAACGACACCGCCACCAACACCATCTTCATCGCAAATAGTTCTACTCATTGGTATGGAATACTTAACTGCTGTTTGCTTAATTGCATCGGCAGTATCGTTTACTCGTGACTTAAATATTTCAATCCTTTCAATAACACGCAATCCATGCCATACTCGGATCATTGTACTATCCCTACCAAGTCGAGCAATATCGGCCGTAATGTATTTATGCCCTTCTGCCTTAACGTGTTCATTGCTGAAGTAATCGTTAATAGCGTCCTGCTCAATTAGCTTATCCTTGCTTTCATCATAATCAAAATTACCGTACACAAGTCGCTGTATAGTAATTTCTGTAGACGTTTCTATTTGTATTTTAATCCATTTTGCAACCGCCGGGTCCGGGTTATCACTTGGCAATGCCTTAATAAACTTTTGCCTTTCCGGTTCCCGTCCTTCTTTGTATGGTAAATAGAACCGGTTATATACATGGCCCTTGTCAGGGTTAAACATTTCAAATGTTGTGGCACTAAGATTATATTCGATATTTTTTCTAAACCCGCAGCGCCCAGAAAGAATTTCTATCGCCTCATACATGGTTTCATTTGATTCGTCAATTACCAACCCGGTCAATTCATACCCACCAAATCGTAAAAACAACGGATCTGATGGTTGAAAAGCAGTATCAATTAAAAATATTTGTGAGCCATTAAAGAATGTAATTATTTGATCCTGTTGATTGTAATTGTAATCAGACCGGTACTTCAAACCATATTTATTAAATACCTTAAACAGGGTTAAAAGAGTGGTACGCTTTAAGTTCTTTAACTCCTTACGAGCTAAACCCCATCCGGTGCCAGGGTAAGCCAGACAATTCATTGTAAGCCATTCTGAAGCTACCCACGATTTCCCACTTCTTGCGCTTCCGCCGTAACCTACAGAATTACATTCAATGGAGCACAAAAGAACCATAGCCTGCAGCTGCTTCTCATGTATTCCCCACGGTGTTTTTGTCTGAATAGAGTAATCGCCACGCTTAAATAATTCTGCAGCTATCTGCCAGTATTTAATATTCGATATGTTCACTTATTTAGCTTCCCGCTTTTCCTTCATTTCGGCCATAAACAATAATTCTTCTGGAGTGTAATCATCAAGGCTTTCACTTTGCTTCATTTCAACCTCGGATTTATCTTTCCATCCCATATTTTTTAGAACAAAAATAGATCCTTGAGGCTTGTCTGAAAACATATTTTCTTCGTGCCTTTTCTCTATCAAAGTCCGCGCGCGCTTGATTAAGTAAGAATACTCTGTGTTCTTTTCTTGATCGTATAGGCTTTGTTTATCTGCAAACCCAAGATAAAGAGCTAATCCTGTGATAGTTGCCTTTTCTGGATATCTATCCCAAATTTCCTTATCTTCAAACTTTGGTTCGCCCTTTTTAGTTTGAATTTCTACTTCTTCCCAATGCGATTCCCCCTTTATGAATTCGAAGTAAGAATCTATAGCTGTGGCCAATTCATCTACATTAGCATATTTCCTTGGCTGCCCTCCGTTATTTCCAACTGAATACTGGTTTCCATGAGTATATCTTCCCCTTTCGTCTTTTCCTTGTATTGGCATAATGCTTTTCTGTTTACTTGCTTGATGCTAATATACAAAGGATTGGGATAAAATAAAAAAACCTTCGATTTCTCAAAGGTTTTTAGTTAAAAAATTATACTACTACTTCTGGATATTGTTTATAGTTTAGATAATAATTCACTGATTTTTTTCTGTGTTTCTATGACATTAGGGTTTGAAATGCCACCGTATTCAAGCTGTGGTTTCAAAAGATGTGTTAATACTGAAATCTGGCTAGTAATAGTCTCTTTTGTTTGATTTGGTTGTTGTTCAAATGTTAGATTTTCAGAATCTACTAATTCTAAGTAAAATGGTGGTACCCACTCGCAATTTCCCTGTGCATGTTCAGTAGATTTACTACATACTCCAATGCGTTTATATCCATCCATATATTCACACTTACCAACCACTACTCCAGTAAATCCGGTTGTAAAATCTCTTACTGTTTGCCCGTATTCAAATGTTTTGTTTTCACTCATAATTCTGTTTTTTTAATTGTTAAATTTCACTTTTTATGTTAATGTTCCACTTCCATATGTTGTATCAGGTCTTATTTTAGGGTTTAGCCTAGGTCCGGATACGTACTCACCACACCTTTGGCAAAACCGTTGGTCTTGCTGGATAATTACTAGAAATTCGTATTTTACCGATGAATACTTCCTTTCTTCACAAACTTCACACTTAAATAAAGACCCAACAGGAATTCTTATTCCTTGGTCTTGAGGCATTTTATACAGCAAGTCATTATTAATTAGGAACTCCATTACTTCCTTACCTTTGGTTGCAGCATATTCAGCTGATTCCTTTGTTATTTCCCGATCACCGTGTATTATTCCGGTTATTGCCTGGCGTATTTCTTTTTCTCTCATAATATTTTTTACTTTATTGTTGTAAACTATTGTTAATTCGATTTCCAAGTCCTTTGTGGCATCATTAAGCCATTTTTTTCTTTCCAAAACCTTATCTTCGCCTGCCTTTTTTAAATCACAATCCGATTTTCGCATTATCGACTTACGCATTCTATCAAGTAATAAGAATAGTCCAAAAACACATATTAAATAGCCCAAAGTCCATATGATCTCTTGTTTTTCCATAGTTTATTCTTCTGACCTGTCTCCTAAAATGTATGTTTTTGTTTCTGAGTCCCATATGCTTTTCCACCTTGACTTCCAATCTTGGCTTGTCGGTCCGAAATTCAAATGTTCTTGATTTATTCGCTCAATAGCTTCATCAATTGTATCAAAGTCGCCAATAAAATCTCCCATTCCACCGGCTGGATAGTAATTATGACCATAAAATGCGAAATATCTCTTCATTGTCCACCTTTTAAATACTTCAAATACAATTCTGCACATGCTTTTGAATCGGATCCTGCATCATGATGTCCGGCTAATTCTATTCCGTTTTCAATGCATGCCTGCTTTAATCCTTTACCGTAAATTTTGTATGTGCATACCTCGGTCATGCATGGATAGTCTATTCCGTAGTAACTTAGCGTTTTTGCCAATACATCGAAGTCAAAACTACCATTATGAGCCACTACTGTTTTGCCTTCCAGAAAAGGCTTTATTTGGGGCCATATCAAATCGAATGTGTCGGCGTGAGCTGTTTGTTCAGGATTAATTCCGTGTATTTCAATGTTTTTGTCTGAATATTCGTTATTTGGTGGTTGAACTAACCAAGATTGTACCCATACGCATACTCCATCGATAACCATTGTTATTCCTACCTGGCATATTGAATTCCTGTTGACTTTTGCGGTTTCAAAGTCTATTGCTGTAAAGTTCATACATGTTTTATTTTAGGCCCTCTTGGCTTCCAATTAGGCGATTTTTCTTTTTTTACTGGATTTAATACCGAATTGGCACATTCTATGCCATTGATTGATTCATACTTACTACTCAAAAGAATGGATATGGCTTTACTTTTTAATTCATCTGCCGGCATTTCTATTCTATCGGATCCTGGGTATGTCATTTACTTAATCATTTCAGGTTGGTAGGCGCCAAGTATTGAATAGGCGGCATTTGCGAGAAGTTTTTTATTCACATAAACAAGCATATCGCCGGACGATTTTTCAATATCGGAAATTACTTTTGTGTATATGTCCTTCTTGGCTTGCTCTACATGATGCTGGGCGAACAAGACAGCGTATTCGTGCATGGCAATTTTAACATGATTAACTGATTCCAACAAAGGCAGGTACATAGCCATTGCCAAAGCATTGCGATGCCCTTGCTTAACAGCAAATAAATCTAAATATTCTTCCGGTGTAGGTATTGCTTTACTTTCCATTATTCAGAGATTTAAATTTTAATCAATTACATTTTGTTGACCTTGTCCAGCGGATTTACCATTAAGAATTAGTTTAGTTCTCTCTTTCTCCCATTCTTTACGGGCTTGCTCTACTGCCTCAACTATTTTGGTTTCATAATGTGCGCTCAATTCATCTAAACGCTCATTACAAAGTTCTTGTTCATGCTCTACTGCTAGGGAGGCGAACGATTCCATAATTTTAATAAATTCTTCATTACCTAATCCAAAAGGATACTTTGAAGTATTAAATTCTTTATAAAAATACTCTTCCGCACTCGGTAGTATCTTTACCTCTTCGGATTTAAAATATTCCTTAAACCCTTCAGATAGTAGTTTTGCTTTCTGCTCATTGAGTTGTTCTATGTTTCCCATTGTTTTATAGTTTGGTTATGAATTGATAAGTGTGAGATTCAGGTCTATAAGACATCATCCAATTGTAGAATTTTGTACCCCTTCTAATTGAAACCTCAAATAGTAATTGTTCGAAATCAATATACTCGATTCGATACCGTGGTTTTTGCTTCCCCTCACTCATGGCTTAACTTTTCTTCTGTTTTCAAAACATTCCTGTGTATGTAAAAGTAAGATATTCGCTATTTCACCAACATCTTTTTTAAATTTATTACACACTCCATAATGCACTTTGCATTCAACAATTTTAGGATTATTATTTAAAGCTTTTGTTTTCGGAATATCCCGAACGAAATGAATGCAGTTATTACAGTTGCAATCTACGTCTTGAATGGTATCACTCATTTTTGAATGTAGTTTATGTTGATAGCTAAGCCTTTACTTATAAGATCAAATACATCGAAATGCCACTCAAATAATTTATTATACTCATTCCAATATTCCATTTCTACATACCCATCTGTAAAGCAAACAGAAGGTGACGAATGTTTTATAGGCTTTCCAATTTCATCCAATACATGAATCGGCACAAACCTTTCCCCGTTTACCTCTATCTCTTTGGTGAGATCGGAAAGTGGGTGTAATAGCATTATTTGACTACCATCTAAGAAAGTGTTAATATTATTAACTTGCAATTTGGGTCTATAAATACGATTTGATTGATCTCTTGAATCAACTCCATACGGCAAATATGGTGCAAGTTGCTTGAGGGTTATCCCCTCTATAGGGTTAGATGTTTCCATGATTACTTAGGCATATATTAAATTAATCCCTATTATTAATATAGTTACTGAGCCTACTGAAAACAGCATTAGTAATACTGTTTTATAGAAGCCTATTACAGGAACCAATGGAATAAACATTAACACTATACATAAAAGTATTATTAATGCATACCCTATTATTTGATTTGTTGTCATTGCTTTGTTTGTTGTGTGGTGGTTACTTATCCGAAAATATAGCATAATGTACCACATACCATAGCAATTGATACCATAGTAAAGAATGCGATAATTTCTAATGATGTTGAGTCTATTTTATTTGCCATATTACTTATCCGTTTGTGGTTTGTTGGTTGTGCCATTTAATGAAATCAACAACACATTTAAATAACGTTAAACATTTGTCTTTGCCTACAGGATTAACCCTTGTTGTAATAATTCCGCTACCATCATCAAATTTAGTAAATGAAATACCATCACCTGTTATACTAAACTCGTAATTGTATTCCTTATGTTCGATAGATTCGATTTTAGTTATAACTTCAAACAGTAGATCGATTCTATTGTGAAATGCCAATTTCCCTAAATCTGGCTTATGCATCATATATATGTCAATCTCCTGCTCTGTCCATTTAATGAACCTGGCAATAGTCTTGATGCCTTCTAGTATCTCTTGTTGTTCTGCTGTCATGATTGAGAAACGTTAGAATTTAAATTTTCATAATAATCAATCGCGTTTTTTAATCCTTGTGATGCTTCAAACATTTCTTCTGATTCAAAATCATAAACAGCTTGCTTAATTTTTTCTATGGCAAAGCCAGCATTCAGGAGATCCAAACACGTTTCTTCAAAAGCTATAACCCTTTCATGAATGGAGCATTTACTGAGAGATTTAAATTCTGAATAAACATTCATGATTGCTTTCCTTTCGGCTTTTTAACTTCCCAACTTTTTAAAATTTCATTGATTATCGGATCGCATTTCTGCTTGTAAAGCTTTCGGTATAGCTTCTCCTTTGACTTTGGAACACGCCGTCCGAATACCGTTACTGTTTCCTCTCCGTACTTTAATGGCTTCTGACCGCCGGCTCCTTTAATTGTGTGTTTGCCCATTATGTATTAAATAAATTGAAATTATTGCAACTATAAATACTATAATTATCACAAAAAAACACCCATCTGCCTTGTCATCATCGTAACCTTCATCAAAGTCCATTACTAAAATTGTTTTTTTCGTTTATGTCAATATTTTGGGCTGTTTCCCACCCAAGCACCCAGCTAAAATATTTATTGCTTTGATGGTTGTAAGGATTCAGAAAGTTAACTCTATTTCTATATTCTGGAATGTAAGAATATTTATGATACGCATCCAACCCATGTTGAACAGCCGTACTGTCGGCATCTTCACCATTAAATAATTTTAAACCCATGCCTAATAAATTTATTAAAATCTTCCATAAACAATTCAAGCTCTTTTTCAAACTCTTCACGGCTACACTCTTCGTATAGATCAGAATAGTACTTATATCTATTCGTGTCAATGCTTCCATAAAATGGAGTTTCCATACCTGCAACAAAATGATTTTCTCTTGATGTTCTTTCAAACTGAAAGACTTGGCAAGTTTCTTTATCACCATTATGTTTGATTATTTTAGCATACAACCACCATGTTGCGTGATCTGGATCAAAAGAGTTTTTATATTTAAAGTATAGGTGCATATTCTTATTTGATAGGTTGCTCGTTTTTACCTTTATTCCAACTATACCAACTGTTTGTATTTTTTACGAAAGGATTTTTAGAATTTACATTAGCCTCTTTGCCTTTTATAAAGGCACATAAATTAAACTCATGCAGCATCCACAATACAGGCTTTTCTTTATTCATAGTGCCATGATTTTTTTAATATCATCGTGTTGAAGCATACACAAAACTTCTCTGTAATTTGATCTCATTTTATATGATCCAGAAGTTTTTTGGCCTTCAATTGTGTATGAAATTTTACCATCAACAACACAAACATTTGCGCCTTTTCTGAGTGCAACACTACTTCTTTGAATAGCTTCACTGAACATTGATGCCTTTAATTCGTTTTTAGTAGTAGTTGTCATATCTGTAAGTGTTTTGCGTTTGAACTGATACAAATATACAACTTTAATTAATCAATGCAACACATTCATTAATTATTTACAAATATTTTGCTTTAGTTTATAGTGTCCAAAAATTCAATATTATCTGTTCTGTCCATTTCTTTCCACGATTTATGACCTGTAATATTCTTTACATGTTTCAAGATGTTGTATGCTTCCGCGTAAATTATTTCCTACGGAAAATATCATTATTGAAATAAGGATGCTTTTACTCAAATAAATTTTTTTGGTAATTATTATTTGATTTATTAGTGCTTTCTAAATTCGATTTTGCTATCCTATAATAATCAGCATCAATTTCAATCCCCAAAAATGATCTTTTAAGTTTTTTACAAGCAACTCCAGCACTTCCGCTACCCGCAAATGGGTCTAATATCATGTCACCAATATTGCTTGAATTAGCAATATAATATTCTAACAAATCTGTAGGTTTTTCTGTTGGATGAATTTTTTTACCTAAAATATTATCAAACTTATGAACTGTTTTGCTCGAACCTATATCATTTATCCACTTCGCTTTCCCTTTTCTGCAAAATATTATATACTCGCAATTCTTCATATAAAATTGTGAAGGAGTACAATTATTTTTTTCCCATACAAGAAAGTTGTGAATTTTAAATCCAGATAAAACTACTTCATTTGCCAATTCAAGCAAATTAGAACTGTTGACCATGAAGTATGCGTGAGAGCCATTTTTAAGCACTCTGAAACATTCTGGAAGCCATTCTGAAAATTTTGGTATAATTTTCATTATCTTCCGATCGCCAGAAAGCATACCTTTCGGGCGTATAGAGTTTTTACCGCCTGAATCTCCGCCTGAAATTATCTTATAAGGCGGATCGGTAACTATAAGATCAATACTTTCTGTGTCGATGGACTTAAGTAATTGTATGCAATCTCCGTGTATAAGTTGTATGTTAAGTATTTGTTCTGTGCTCATTGGAGTACTGTTTTAAGTCATGTAAAAAGGCACATATTGCCTGCATGTAATGAGAATGTTTTAACCTTCGGCCATATTCTTACTTTTTTATCTCTGTTATCTCTACAGGTACGCAGCGGTATCCCATTTTATGAAGAACATTCCATTCGTAATTTGAATATTCTTTGGAATAATGGCGTTGACATCTGCGTTTTCCATAACATACCGAATATGGATATATTTTCCCTTTAGGAGATTTTATTGCGTATGCTTTCATAACCTCATTACCCTTTGTTTAAAATTTTATTTTTTCTACGCTGAACAAAACCATTGAACCGGCGGCTTAGCTCGGCAAGACTTCCAGGTAACGCATATTGTCTTCCATCTGCCTTTTATTTAGCATCTGCGGACCACTGGCGCCAGCCCTCTTATACTCCATGCACTGGGAGTGATAAGAGCCTTTAGATGAAGTTAAACGCTGAAATACACTCTTCGTAATCTTGTCATTCTGAACGTCTGCAAAACGAACGTTCATGAACTCGAAATCCTCTTTAATCTGCCGGGGATTGTTTAGCCAACCTTGATTAATTCGCAATACAATAATATCCGGCTCTTGATATTGCTCTCCATTTCGAATATCTGTAAATTTTAATTTCATGACTCAATTGACTTAAGGTAAGCCTTAGCAGCTTCGAAGCATGCTCGTATCTTTTTAAACTCCTCCGTTCCGCGAGGAGTGGAATAAGTCTTATCTGAATCAAACCAGGCTTCCCAATCCTCAAGAGTCTTTTCTTTGCATCCGATTTTTATTTTACCGTCATGAGTAAAGCCGTATACCCATTTACATAATGGCATCATTACGCCGCCACGGAAATAGCCGCCAAGGAACTCGCCGCCAAGGAAATAGCCGCCACGGAACTCGCCGCCACGGAACTCGCCGCCACGGAACTCGCCGCCAAGGAAATAGCCGCCACGGAACTCGCCGCCAAGGAAATAGCCGCCAAGGAACTCGCCGCCAAGGAAATAGCCGCCAAGGAACTCGCCGCCACGGAAATAGCCGCCACGGAACTCGCCGCCAAGGAAATAGCCGCCATTCCAGACTACTTGACCAAATCTATTATAATCTACATCGGCATTCTTTGTGTCTGCCATCACAAGCCATTCAGGCGCATTTTTTAATTCTGAAATTTTCATAAAATATGTATGATGTTAAAATTTAGTTAATAGATCACTAAATGCAAGTGAAGCTGTCTGCCACACTACTCCGTTTCCGGCCCCACGAAGAAGGTCTTCTCTAAAGTTGTACCCATCAATTGTAATACCCAAGCTGGGTTTAACGACTCTCGGGTGTTCCCAATCGTATTGGTATTGTCCTGGTCTTGCAGGGAAGCAACCTTGTGATCCAGACGATCGTTCTCTCTGCTCTTTCCTGTTGATCGATTCATACTTCCTGGCGAAGCTCCTTTGTACATCACTGACACAGGTGTCGGCCAATTTTTTACCTGATATTCCAGACTCTGTCCTCCCTGCTGGTACTTCGTATGTTGCTGGTGTGCTGTTGGTGTTACCCACGATTTCAATTCTTGTTTCGTTTTCGGATAATCCGCTGGACGCTGCACCTGCTCCATTAACCCCGAATGTCTCAGAACATTCCTTCCGTCGTTCCGAATCATTTTCTCGGGAGTTCTCGGCGCACAATCCCTGTGATCCATTACCGTCGGCGTTAACCATGCATTCGTTGAATTGTGAAAGTATGTCTCTTCTGATTGCAAGGATGAAGAGCCTGTCTCTTCGATGTGGCGCGCCAACTTCTTCCGCAGAATAGATTCCCTCCCTAACCTCGTAACCAAGTTCTTGAAGCTCTCTTCTAACTTGCTCATATCCGAGATTGAGGTGCCCTCGGACGTTTTCGAAGAAACAGAAAACAGGTCTAATTGCTTCGATTCCATCTTTAATGTATGGCCATAAGTGTCGGGGGTCTTCTGTTCCTTTTTGATTACCGGCAACAGAAAAAGGCTGACACGGGTATCCTCCAATAATGCCGTGTATATTTCCGTGAAAATAAGAGAAAGGGAAGGTTTTAAGATCCGTCCAGATAGGTGCCGGATCCAAAAAACCCTTTTCCATCCCGCATAAAAGGTTTTCAATGATAAAGGCTTCGATTTCCGCATAAGCGGCAACCCTGATTCGTTGCTGTAAAGCGTGTTCAATTCCAACTTCAAGCCCTCTAAGGAGTCCGGTACAAAGGCTGAGTATAACGGGTGATTCTTTGGTAGTAGCCACATGTTTTTAATTTAAATTTTTCTTTCAGTTTAAATAGCGGGTACTGGCAGCATGGCTCTCCCCGCTCCTGTTAATGATTGATTTCATGTATTGTTTTTCTTCCCACTTCTGAAGCCGTAAGATTAATCGATTAAACCAAAATGGATTAGGTTCTAATATTTTCATTACTTACTGCCTAAAAGATCCATTAAGCTCAATTCCAGCCTTCCAATAACATCTTTTTGAAGCGATACAATCTCAATCAAATCTTTGTTTTTCTTGGTCAGCCTTGAATTTTCATCCAACAAACTATCATTAATTTGACGCAATGATCTATTAGTAGACAACAATTCAAAATTGTTTTGGACATTTACTTTTGTCATTTTCCGGGTCGCTTTTTACTTTTAAATACTCTTTTATTAAATACCCTTTCTTGCCGTGATATTTACGAATCAATACGTAGGTATTACCGTTTATAATTTTCATTTTTTAGTAGCCCATGTCCGTACTTTGGAAATTATTTTTGAAATGGTTTTGTGGGTCATTTCAACATACCCGACAATTGCCGGTAAGTAAATGAACATGTAAACCCATATGCTTTGATTCAATGGGCTGTGAGTTGAATCATACTTTGATATTGCAATCCAAATGATCGATATAATCAAGGCGAATTTTACGGCATGAACGAATAGAAATGATTTCATAACTACTTCAAGTCGGTTAGTTTAACGAAAGCAAAAGACAATCCCGGCACACTATTTTTTGATGCTGATTTCCCTTGATAGTCTGCCCGTATGCTCATTACATCGGTATTTTTACCGCTTGTGTTGAACGTTACAAAATACCCGTATGCCAGGTTACGCGTATCGTATGGCTCATACTTAACAGCGTTGTTGGTCTTAATCGTATCCTGTACCCAATTGCCATTTACAACACGCTTCCAGATATACGGCACACGGTTAGAATACAGGGTAAATTTAACGAGCGTAGTGTCGTCTTCTTGGTTTAGGTTTGTTGTGACATCGATCACGGTTGCAGTAATTTGAGGTTGTGGTGCATCATCTTCTCCGCATGAAGTAAGAAGAAATGCGATTGATAAAGCGATTAGTAAATTTTTCATAATTGGTTTGGTTTATAGTTGTTAGTAAATTTTAATCCATGTACATAAAATTCTATAGGAAATTTTATGTTTAATAATGACTCAGTGAATTCTTTAAATGTTACATTATTGGATTCAAGACCCATATATTTTAAAGCTATATTCATTTGTATACAACCAATGAAGTCATTAAACTCATTCAATTTTGCAGCAGCTTCTTTGTAGTTCATAATTTTAATCTGCAAATGTTAACTCAATATTTATGCCTTGGTGCTTGTCAATTACTTGTTGAATTAATTCACATGGAACATAACCATAAACTGTTTGAGTTAAATCAGATTCATTTTCAGCGTAAGACTTAATCAATTCCTCTTCTTGATTTGGGAATCCTATTTCCATTTCTGAATACCAATATTGATTTTTTCTAGGCTCACAGTAATGAATTTTAGAACCTTGAACTGAAAATTGAAATCCATCATTGCAAATGATTAGTGGTTTACATGGATATTCATCCTGTGGATTAAACGTTTTTAAATTAAATTCTGCTAGGTTCATAATTAATAAATTTTTGTAGTTTTTAAATTAAGGTCGGGTACTAGGAAATGAGCATAACCGTTCCCCGACTTCTATGTGTTTTATAGAGAGATTATTTTATAATAAGAAGCATCTAAAAAAATTTGAAATGTATTTATCCCCATACGTTGAAGCATATTTTTATCAAACCATAAATAATGTTCCGTTACGCGAGTGATTTTTACTTTAGTAGGAATCTCCATTCTTTCAGGTGAAAAATTTACTGGAACTTCAACAATTGATCCTTTTTTCAAATCTGATGCTTTCATAATATTTAGAAGTTTATCTGTTGTTGTTTGACCTTACAAACATACCATACTATACGTTACCAAGCAAACATTTGTTGTAATATTTACTAAATATTTTTTGAATGGGGTATAAAAATAGCCCCTAAGCTTATTAGGGGCTATTTTTCTTATTCTCTTAGGCGTGTAAAATTCTGTACGTATGGATTAAATGTAAGTGTTACGTTTGCAAATCGTACACCCTGCACCCATTCAGGCGAATAACTAGAAGATCGAACTACTTCTTTATCCCTGTAAGGTGTTGGATTCGTTGAATTATAATCAGTTATGGTAATCTTTCCGGACTGCATCATATCCACCCTTAAAAATTTATGGACCGGTTCTGGCATGGCTACAACAAACCATGTTAATTCTTCAACATCATCGTCTTTAAGCCATGTCATAGCGCCATTAGGGTACTTCACAAACTCACTTTCATTGGCAGTGGTCCAGTAGCCGAATGTGCTGCGTGGTATTCTTATTGCATTAAACCAGTTTAAATTAGAATAGTCGTCAACCTTAATGTCCGCTTCTTTGGATCCATTTATACCATTTCTATACCAAAATGCGTAAACGCTTTCCTCAGCCCTTTCATCGGTGTACTTCATTACCTTAAATTCAAAGGAAAAGTATTCAACTGAAGCACCTATGGATGGAGTTGCTTCCGATCTAAACCGGTATACGCCCTTGCCGGAAACAGATAAAACCTTAGACCATTCTATCTGGTATCCAATTGCTTTTTCATTGAATTTATTTGTATAAAAACCAAATTCATAAAAAGTGCCGTATGTATCATCGATTAATTCTGCAACATCATTCCAAACTCCGGCAGTACGCTTTTGGATGTATATTTTTGCATCGGGGAAAAGTTCGCCAAAGAACCATATTACTGAATGCCGATCGTTTTTGCGTTCATCCGTAAAAGAAAGCTCTGCCAAGGCCGGCAATTCGAAGCAGCATTCTAAAGACTTGTTTTCTATCATTGCCCCTCCTGGTTGCTCTGAGGTATAAAGGATATAAAAATCCTGTTTTATTGCCTGTCCATTCATAATTATTTGATTTTAGCTTGAGGCAATATACAAAAAGCCAGCCCTTAAAAAAAGGCTGGCTTTATTCATAATTTAAAGCATAGGTGCGAACTGACATTCGTATTCGTGTTCGAGTTATCGTAATTCGAGTTCGAAAAGCTGGAGCCTGCCTCACTGAACAATCGACAACTTTACAACGTACAACCATTGTTTTTTTACTTAATGATCAATTGATTTATTAAGTAATTTTTATTGAAGTGTTCCGCGGCAAAAAGTGCCAGATCCGGAGAAATAAACAAAAGGCGCGAACCGACATCCGTACCCGTGTACGAGTGACCGAAATACGAGCTCGAAAAGCCGGAGCCCGCCGGCTTTGACTTAGATGCGTCTACAAGGAACCATGGATAATATTTCCATGTCCCGTTATCCCAATTTGGCTCCCAATCCTTACCACTGTTTTCTGCCTTGTTCAAAGCTTTAACTACATTGATCAGTATAAAATGATTTAACATGTAGTTTCTGAATTCTTCCGGAAACGCTGAAACGTCTGGAAGTTTGGCGGCATCCAAACCAATGTATTTGAATGCCGCCTCAACTGTTGTCAAAGACAATGTTTTCTTTTTTAAATCGAATTTTTTTGGCATTATTTTAAACTTTAAAGTGTATAACCATTCCACTCAGCTAAAAACTGACTTCCGCAATGTACCGCAGCTTTTGCGCTAACAAGCAAAAGGCGCGAACCGACGCCCGTACGCGTATACGAGTAATCGTAATACGAATCCGAGAAGCCGACGCCCGCCTTATAATCTGTTAGCCAAACCCTGTATTTCATCTGGTTTGTATTATTAAAATCAGGAAACCAATCTTGACCGTTATTTTCAATTTTGTTAATTGCTTTAACGATGATCTTAAGGCGCTTATAGAAGCGATCTGAGCGATCTTCTGAACTTTCGCCCTTTACTTCATTATAAAGGTTTGGATTGTCTCCTGTGATGCTGCAGGCAATCTCAAAAGAGGTTATTTCTTCTATTGCTGTAATCTTAGATTGAAACAATCCCAATAAATACTTGCTGAATTCGGCTCTAAATTTCGTTGCAAAAAACTCTGCCTTTTCTTTCGTTGGAAAAACAAGGCGCGAACCGACATGCGCACCCGTGCGCGAGCCACCGTAATCCGAGTCCGAAAAGCCGCAGCCCGCCTGGTACTCCATCCAAGGCCAATATTTATATTCGTTTTTATCGTTATAATTTGGCTCCCAGCCCTCTTTAATTACATCGGCGATGTTTGAGACAATAAAAAAATCGTTGCTTGATCCCTCGATTTTGTTTTTTGGATTTGGAAAAGGGAGTGATTTAATCGGATCTATCCCTTTAATTTCGCAAACCTGTTCATAACTTTCCAGCCATTCCAAAACGCTTCCTGAAAGTTGTTGCTTGCTAAATTTTGATTCTAATTCCTTTTTTAAATTTGAATCAGTCGTGTTTTTGTAAATTTGTCGTGCTGCCTCCGGACTTAAATTGACGCATGCCTGTTGATTTTCCATGTTGTTTTTATTGAAATGTGAAGGTTAAATAATCCGGCGCCTCGCTATGGTAGGCGAACATTAGCGCCGGTCGGCCCTGGAGAATGACAAACTCCCGAACCATATTTTTGGTTTATCGATATGAACCCTTTGGCCGAAGCCGCCGGGTTCAATAAGCCTTAATCAAGATCAGTTATTCTGACCGTTACTTTGCCTAAAGTAAGAGCGCCAAAGCGGTCAACCCTGTTACCGGCATCCACGATTTCAGTTAAAGAAAAAAGTTCGTGGTTTTTTTCTATGATATCCTTTAATCTGGATATAGCAGATTCTTTGTTTTCAAAGTTTTCTTCAATCAAAATTTCTGAAGTTCTTAGTTGCTGCGACTTAAGGCCAAACAAAGCGGCATCATCTCGATGTTCTTGTAATGC